CTAGCCGGCAGGTACAACCACCTCGACGCGACGTGGACGCTGACCGTCCTTGGCTGGCACCAGCACCACGATCACGCAGACAGATTGCCCGCCCTGATTGGACTCGGTCGCGCGCGCCAACGTGCCGCCCTGCTGGTCGGCCACCTGCTGACCGATCGAGTAACAATCCGCGGCTGCCACCACAAATTCGCCCGTCTCGGCCATTGGCAAGGGCGAGGCCTCGGCGGAAGCCACGAACAGGCCTGCCGCGCAAAGCGCGGTAGTGGCTGACCGGAATATGGAACGAAGCGTTTTCATGCTGCGATTTCTAATATGCTAGTGCTGAACGTGGAATGAACGATGAATTCATGCAAGTGGCGCCATTGCAAGCCCGCTAGCTTCTGCCGATGCGTTGCTTGGCCGAAACCCGACCAAAGATAGCAATCAGCCCCGAAAGCGCAGTGATCGCCTGCAACACCGTATCGGTCAACGTGGGACCGTCGATGCCGTCCACGGGGATGCCAGAAAGACCGGCCACGCCCAACAGCATCGTTACGACAGATGCCCAGATGGTGCGCGAAAGGTACCAAGGTTTCAGGTTCAACATTCTCTGATCCTTTCCGGTTAAAAGACCTGACCGACTTCACGCCATGCCAATTCGGCGCGAAACCGGGATGCCCCAGCCGACCGCAACGCTCAGCTGGCGAACGGTGATGTCGACAGCAGCCGGGAGCGCGCCGAAATCAGCAGCGATGTCGGCCGCCGCATAGATCCAGGCCGGCGTCGAAACCGTCGTCGACCGAACGACAGGTCCGCCCACGGAGGCTATGTCGATGCGATACTCTTCACGCTCCTCACCAAGCGGAACGTCACTCGATTCCCAGCTGTCGGCGTCAATGCGAGCGCGCCTGATCCAAGAGAGAGCCAGATCATTACCCGCAGTCAGTCGTCCCTGCAGATGCGCGGGAGAAAGCGGGGTCAACGCTCGTCTGCCGCCGGCTTCCCGGTGCGCCGAAAAGCTCGCAATTGAAAAGTCACCGTCCAGTGGGCCGACGCGCCAGTTGAGCAACAGCCCCACCTCGCCAGCCAACAGACCAGCGGGCACGACTCCCGCGTCGAGGACAACGAAAGAAGAGCCGATGGGTGCGCCAGAGGAAGCCGCGTCGCCAGTGCCGAACTGCCCGCGCAAGAGGCCGCTCAATCGCCAGATCCTGGGCGCGGTCTCTTGCGCCCTCTCGAACTGGAGCACCTCCCATGCGCCACCGGCGGACCGCACCGCGCCGAAGTTTGCACCGTTGAGTAGCTGCAGGCGACTGACGCTGGCCAGTTCGCCTTCGTAAAGCTCGACCGTCACCACTGCAGCGTGGTCAATCCTGCCTTCTCGGCCAGGCGAAAGCGCGGCCGTCAGACTGCCCATCTCCGCACGGCGACCGACCGATCCTCGCAACGCAAAGCCGGTATCCTCGGGCGAAACGAACAGCGCCTGGCTCTTCCAAGGCTGCTGGGTCACCGCGACCCTGAAATGATCATGTGGCAGCACTGATCCGCCCGCCATCATCGGCAGATCGAGAAAAACCGCATGTGGCTGCCCGACGACGATCGGCGGCAAAGGATCCACATCGGGGCTGGAAGAACTCCAGGGCGCAGGAACCACACGGGACAGCTGGCGAGCCGTCACTTTTCGCACCAGTCCCTGCTCGATCTCGGTCACCAGGAATTCCGAGCGGCTGCCCGACGCCGGCACCTTGACGATGCTGCCTGGCGCGATGTCGGCGCGCGGCTCGGCAAGGGCGAAGCTCAGGCGCTCCCGCTCTTGCCAGACCCTGCGCATCCAGTCTTCGGCCAGGGCGTTCGCCTGCCCCGCCTCCAGCATTCCAGGGAACGAGATCACGTGTTGCCGGCTTGTGGCCGCGGCGAACCTCGTGCTCCTGGCCAATGCCGACTGATAGTCAGCGACCGGATCGCCATATCTGACCAAGGTCTCAGCCGGCAAATCATGATCGGGCGTGCGAACGGTCTCGACCACAGCGCTTGCACCGTCGAAAGCCAGTTCGGTCAGTTCGACGGCCACATCCTTCGATGCAGCAGCTTGCCTGAACACCAGCCCAATCGTTTCCTGACTGACCGACAGGCCGAACAGATCGACGAGCGGTTCGAGCGCAGCTCTTGCCGAGGTCGGATCGGAGATGACGTAACCACTGACCGTGCCTTCGACACCGGTCACGTCAGCCGCCGGCAGGCCGTGATCTGCCAGTATTTCGTTTACGAGGTCGGAAACTGTCGGGCCGGCAAACCTGCCATTCAACCAGTGGCCTAGATACCAGGCGTCGCCGTCCGACCAAACCTTCGATTGCAATGGAAAGGCTGGATAGGGTCGCGCGTCCCACGCCCAGACATAGCTGCGCGCCACGTCGATCATGCGCCCGCCATAGATCGGCGACAGGGGATTGTCTGCGCCATTGAAGCCGGCAGCCGTCGAATCCCAATGTTTGACATGCGCTTCCAGCAAGCGTCGCTGCGCGATATCCGACCGACCGCCATTGGAGAAATGCGGTGCTGCACTCTCGGACGATTTGATGTCGGGAAACATGTTGGGTTGGTTCGGCCCCTTGTCCACGGCAGGGCATCCGAGTTCGGTGAACCATATTGGCTTGCTACGGGGCACCCAGGCCGTGGATGCCGCGAGCTCTACTCCAGATCGACGATTATGGTGCGGGTTGCCCCACCAGCCGACAAGGTCCTTGTAGCGGAAGACCCAAGGCTTGCCATGGGCACCGTCGGTGATCGGAGCTCTCGACCGAGCTAGCCGATCTGCCAAGCTGGCATAATACCAATCAAAGCCCTCGCCACCGGCGACCGCTGCGGCAAGACCTCTGGCATCGTATGGCGACGCAAACCCATCCGGATTGCCACCCGCATAATCCTTGTCGCGCCAGTCCGACAGGGGCATGTAGTTGTCGATGCCGATGGCATCGATTGCAGGATGCGCCCAAAGCTCGTCGAGATGGAAATAGACATCGCCGCTTCCATCGCCGGGTTGATAGCCGAAATACTCGCTCCAATCGGCGCCATAAGTGATACGGCACGCCGGGCCAAGCAACGTGCGAACGTCAGCCGCCAAGGCGCAAAGCGTCTCAACGAACGGGAACGCATCGGCACCGTCGCGGAGAGTGGTCAGGCCGCGCAACTCGGTTCCAACCAGGAAGGCATCGACACCCCCGGCAGCCATCGCCAAATGCGCATAGTGCAATATGAAGCGTCGGTAGCCCCAGTCGTCGGGGCTACCTGTAAAGCTGATGCCGTCTCCTGCGTTGGCAAACTGGGTCCGCAGTGCCAAACCGCAAAAAGCGTCGACCTGGCTCCTTGCCGCTGCCGTGCGGTCAGCAGTACCGGCGAGCCGCGCCGCTGGCATGCAGGTTATGCGCCCTCGCCAAGGATAGCTCGCCTGACTGGTGCCGCCGTGAGGATCGGGCAAGCTGTTTGCCTTCGGAACATCCATCATGATGAACGGGTAAAGCGTCACCTTCAGGCCGCGCGCCTTGATCTCGGCAATCGCCTCCTTGAGGCTTTTGTCGGAGGGCGTGCCACCGTAGGCAGGACCTCCATCATGCGTCGAAACCAGCATTGCATTCGGTCGGGTCACGCCTGACACGCGCCAGGCCGGCGACAATCCAGCAGTCGAGGCGTTGGTCACCGCCGGCCTCAACCGGCATTGCCCGGCCCTCAGATCGTTGCCGAACCAGGTCGCCACCAGTGCCACGTTCTCGAGATTCGGACAGATCATCTGCAACTCGTCGAGCGAAGCCACAATGTCGGTACCGGCGTAGAGCACGTGGCGATTGAGCGCCTCTGTATCCCCTGGTCGCTTCTGCCGCGTGACAAGACTGGTCGACAGGCCATACTCCGTCGCGCCGGGGATCAGCGTGATCGCACGGATATGCTTGCGCAGCTCGCCGATCGGCCGGATCACCTCGAACTGCATTTGCGGAATACGGTTGCCGTGTTCGCCGATGTCGAGGTTTTCGACCACCACATAAGCAACGCCACGATAGGCTGGCGCATTGCCCGTGCCCTGCTTGGCCGCGATCAGCGGATCGACGGCCTGCCCCTCGGTGCCGCGATGGACGCGCAGGTCGATCGTCTCGCGATCGACCTCGCGCCCATCCGCCCACACACGCCTGATGCCTGCGATCTCGCCTTCGCACAGCGCAAAGGCAGCATTTCCATAATAAGCGTACTCAGTTACCTTCGGGCCAAGCTTGCCCTGCCGCCGGGCCGACCGCGTCTCCTTGAAACGCGTCGCCCAGATCAGCGTCCCGCCGACACGTGCCGTACCGTAGATCCTCGGCAGCGAGGCACCTTCTTCGGCGGTGAAAGGCCGCGCAGCCGTAAGCCGTGGTCCCTCGATCCTTCTGGTGCTGTTGATCAGGGCGCGGTCGAGGGCATAGCCGGCCAGTGCACCGGCAGCGGTGCCGATGGTGCTGCCGATGGGCCCAAGCATGCCACCGAGAAATGCCCCGGCAGCCTGCAACAGAATGGTCGCCATCAACGGTCTCCGGGATCAGGAATGCTCTGGGTTTGGAAAGGCGAAGGCAGCCGCGATACGTCTGCGCCATTGCGGCACGAGCCGGGTCAGCGTCACACCGTTGTCCTGATAGGCATGCACGAAACAGTCCGGCTCGGTCAGGATCGCTGCGTGTTTCGCCGGCAAATGCGGTCGCCAGCGAAACACTATGAGGTCGCCGGCGGCCATTGATGCAACCGTTTTCTCCGACAAATGCCTTCGCAATCCGTCCAGCAGGCGCTCCTGTTGAGTGGCTTCGGCCCAATCGGGTGCATAAGGCCCCGGTTGCTCCATTTCGTGGCTATAAATTTCACGCCAGACGCCAAGTACCAACCCAAGGCAATCGCAGGCCACACCCTTGCGGCTGCCTTGGTGACGGTAAGGTGTGCCGACCCACTCCAGCGCCTCTGCCACGACGGACGCAGCAATGTGTTGATCGTTCATGGAACGATCGGCCGACCGTCGAACACGCCGCCTTCCGTGACATAGGAGTAGCCGGCGTCATTGCCAGGAAGATGCGGAAAGCCCCGAAAATTCAGAGCATTGGCGAACTTCGCCTTGCAGGTCGAGAACGACTTGTCGCAACCGGCGCGGACGGAAAAGGCATCGCCTGCCGTGATCGCTGCTCCCGCGTTCGGCGCAATGATGACCGTCACTCCAGAAGCCTCCCGGCGGTGCGCGACGATACGTTCGCCGCGACCGCTCCTCGGCCCGGTGGTCCAGGTGAGCGTGCCATGTGTAAACCATCCCGATTTGAAGCTGCCGAGGCCCGACACGGACAGCATATCGGGCTCGGAAAAGGCCGTTACCTTGCCGCTGCCGGAAAACTGCGCCTGGTTCAGCATCACGCCACATCTAGCATCGCCAAGTTCGGCGTCGCAGGCGCGATTGACATAGCGCCCTCTCGGCTGGTCGAGCGCATGCGTGGCACTTTCCAGCTCGGCCACGAACCGCTGGTCGCTGCGGGTAATCTTGCCAATGGACGCGGTCCGTAGCAGGACAAATTGCTCAGGCGCCATCCAGTTGACAAGGAAGGTCTCCACCTTGGCATTGTCGTAAAGCCCGGCGGCAATATCGGAGTCGCGAATGCGCTCGGACGAAAGCGCGCCTTCGACATCGACAGTATCGACCGCGAGGCCGAGCGAGCTGCGCGCCTCACTTGCGGCGAAGCCCGCTTCCGGCTCGAACATCGTGCCATCGAACACCAGCGGACGATCATGGTCGGTAAAGCCGCTCACCGCACCGTCCGCACGTGTCAGTCGCCAGCAGTGGCATATACTGGTCACGGCACGGCCGAGACGGTCAGTCAGCGCGGCGGGCATCGTCACAGGCGCACCTCCACGAGAGGAATGGATGGGATCTGCCCAGCCTTGAAGGCGGTTAGGCTGAGGGACAGCCGCTCGACATCGAAACGCACGGGCACATGGAATTCAAAACCTGCCGTCACCCGCGCACCCATGGCGGGAATCGAACCGGCCGCAAAAACCACCTCGCCGGTCGCGCCATCAAATGAGAACGATGCCGATGACAGTGCGGCGCCGGCCACCGCTATCCGCAGACTGGTCACCACCGGTCTGGAAATCAGGCGCTTGTACGCATTGGCACCGGCGCCATAGGTCTTGATCAGGGAAAATCGCGTTTTGATCCCGTCGCCCGTCCCCAAAACCTGATCCAGCATGTCGGGCGCCTCGCTCGGCCGGCAGGACTTCATGTCGAACGGGTCGCGGAACCTGAAGGCGTGGAGTGAACCGCGCCGCGCTTCGAAAAACGCCAGGACATCGTGAAGATCGTCCAGCGATTTCACACCGGTTCCAGCGTCATAATAGTGCCGTGACTGGGAAAAGCGCAGGTTGCGTTTCTCCCGTCCCGAGGTCAGCGACACGATCTCGTTGCGTCGCTCAGGCCCGCCCGTCGCGCCGAACGAGACGGCGAGCGGAAAGACCTCGTCATGGAAACTGGCCAGTTCGGTCACTACCCCTCCTCAAAATGTTCGTGCGCCACGCGACACCGCGCGTGCCAGCATTCCGGTGATTTGCGCTTCGGACTTGCGGAACGACGCCGCGTCCTGAGCGGTCACGTTGAACACCACATTGACGGAGCCACCACCGCCGGGTGCCGCAACGCCCAAGGCGCCATCAGCACCCCGGCGCAGGGGCAGGATCGCTTCGGCGCCGGCCTCGCCCATCAAGCCAAGGTTCTTGCCGTGCGGGAAATAGGTCGGCGACGACACCACGCCGCCGGATGCGAACGGCACCACGCCGCCCGTCACGCCACCCTTGGCGAAGGGCAGCGCGTTCTGCAGGCCCTGCATCAAGCCCTGGAAGAGTGATCCGCCCAGCGACTGAAGCGGCTTGAGCCCTTGCCCCAGCGCCATGCCGGCGATGTTCATTCCTAGTCCTCTCAGCACGTCCTCGAGTTCGCGGCCACCTACAGTCGCCATCTTCAGCGCGCTGGTGAGATGGGCGCCGAAAGTATCGGCCCGTTTTTCCAGCGACTTCAGCGTCGCAACGAATGCGCTGTCGTCCGCCTCGATCTTGACGTTCACTACCTCAACCAAATTGGATCTCCGCCTGATCGGGAAAGAGTTTCATCAGCTCAGCAAGTTGCGCCTTGCCGGGAGCTTCGCCCTTGGCTGAGCCAAAGTAGCTCACGGCTTTTTCGAATTCGCGCGGCGTCATTGCCCAGAAATCCCTCGGCGAAAGCCGCAGCAGGCCGAACCCGGCAGCCATCACGCTGTCCCAGGGGAATTCCGCGCTGGTGCCTGCTGCGGCGACTAAGGGTTTTGGCCGTCCTCCGCCGTGGGCGAGGAACCGAAGGTCGTGGTCAACAGGTCCGCAACGATCGCGGCGAAACCTGCGACACCGCCTTCAGCGCGCATTTCGCCCACTTCGTCGTCGGAGAGTTCATGTCCGGCGCCGCGCAAGCCAGCGCCAATGACACGGATCATGTCGGTAGCCGACAGACGCCCGCTCGAAAACCGTTCCACCAGTGCCGCAAGATCGGCGGCGGCATAGCTCGCTTCAAGCTCCGCCAGGGCCCCCAATGTCAGGCAAAGCCGATGGCTCTTTCCGTCCAGTTCGGCCGCAATCTCGCCGCGTCGCCTGTTCGCCGTCATCGCGTCACCGTGAAGCCAATGACGCCGGCGGATTCGAGCGCCACCTCGAAGGCCACCTCGCCATCATGATTGCCGGTGTATTCAAGAGCGGTGATCTGGAACGGCCCGTCGACGACGCCGAAATCGGGGACAGCGAGCTGCCACCTCAGAATTTCGCCGCCAAAGAAGCAACTGCGCATCCTGGCGTCGGATTGCTGATCCTTGAAGATGCCGGACCCGCTCACTGCCGCCCGCTGCACCCCGGTTCCGGCCAACAGCTCGCGCCAGCGTCCCGCGGACTCCGCATCGGTAATGTCGACGGTCTCGCTGTTGAAGGCAATGCGCTTGGTGCGCAGACCCGCAACCGTCACGAAGCTGCCCAGACCGTTGATGTCGATCTTGAGCAGAAGGTCCTTGCCCTTCTGTGCGACCATGAATTGGTCTCCTGAATGTCTTGAGAAAGTTGTCGCCGCAATCCGGCGGTCAGGCGCCTTTGGGCTCGGTCACCGCGCGAAAGCGCAACAGCCCGTGATGCAGCGAAAGCCTGTCATCGAAACGCGCCTCGGAAAATTCGAGCCGCATGCTCACAAGATGCTGCGTGCCGAGATTGAGCGTTGCATCGTCAAGCAGCGCACGCACGACCTCCATGATCTCCAGTGCCTCGCGCTTGCCTTGCGACTTTGACCAGACATGAACCGAAAACAGCTGCTCGGTACCGCTCTCGGTATCCGTGCTCCAGTCATAGACGCTCGTCCGGCCGAAGGTCAGATAGGGAAAGATCACATTGGCTGGCGCCTGGTCATGGATCTTCGGTCCGCCCAGGAGCGCCACCAGCGCTGCATTGCCGCGAAGTGTGGCAAACACCGCCTTCTGCAACTCAGCGGCCGGGGCGGTCATCGTCTCGCTCCCTCAACCTGCGCGGATCTACCCGCCTCGGCGGTGCCGCAGCCTCCCCACCGGAAGCCTCGCCACGGTAGCTCTGTTCAACATCTTCCGCCAGTTCATGCGCCCTCCAGCGCAGCGCCCGCTTCAGCCCGTCGAGCGTCAGCTTCATCGTCACATTCATGCGCCTTGCTCCCTTGTGCGACAAACGATGTAGCGCTGCGTTTCATCCGGATCGTGGACAGTAATGATGTCCAGCACACGCTGGTTCCGGCGCAGCCGCATCCCGCTCTTGAGCCCGGCCCGCCATCGCATGGTGACCCGATGCGTCGCGGTTTCGAGCGTCTGGTCCGCGCCAAACACACTTTGCGCCGACACCGGTTCGACCAACGCAAACAGTGTCGCCAGTTCGACCCAGCTTTGTGTATGGCCGCCAAGGGCGTCCGGCGTCGTCACGCATTCTTCCAGCGCAAACTCGCTGCGCAGCGCGCCAGGATCGATGAAGCTCATCCGCATCACAGCCTCCGCGCGCGATAGCTGGAAAGCAAGCGGTCGTACCCAGCGGGATAAGACACCGGCTGATCCTCAGGCCCGAAGCTCGTTCGAAACTCGTACCAGTGTGTCACAAGCAGCAGCATCGCCCGCTTTAGCAGGTCGGGCACTTCCGTCCCTGCCTCGCCAAAGCCGGCGCGGAAGTCGATCTCGACACCATTCATGGTGCGAAGCCGTCCGGGCGCCCGGTCGAAATGGATGCGTGCGGGCCGCGATAATGTGTCGAGCTGGTATGCGGCCGGATTGACGACTGACGCCGCACCCTCGCTGCCGAAAACCGTTACCGAAAGCACCTGCCGCACCGGGTGCCGCGCCAGCATCACGAAATTGTCTCTCGGCCACTGATCGAGCACCAATCGCCAGGTTTGGTCGATCAACGCGATGCCCGTCGTGCGCTCGACATCTTCGCGCGCGGCGCGGATCAGGCCGCTTAGCAGCCCGTCTTCGCTCGTATGACTGATACGCAAATGCGCCTTGGCGTCGACCAGCGTCACGGGCTCCAGCGCCGGCGCGACGGTTCTGATCAGGGTCATTCATCACCTGTGTCTGGGTGGAAAGGGAGCGGCCCCGGCGGGGAGGAACCGGGGCCGCGACGGCACTGAGCGGCGAACGGACCCGAGGTCCGCTCAGCCGGCCTACGCAGTGCCGTATTTGAGCAACTTGATCGCGCTGAAGTCCTGGACGCCGCCGCCGACACGCTTGGTGGTATAGAAAAGCACGTAGGGCTTGGCGGAATAGGGATCGCGCAGCACCCGCACGCCCGTGCGGTCGACGACAAGATAGCCGCGGCCGAAATCGCCAAAGGCGATCGGGGTGGCGTTGGGCGCCGCATCCGGCATGTCCTCGGCTTCGACAAGCGGGAAGCCCATCAGCATGGCACGCTGGCCAGGGGCCGAAGGCGGCTGCCAGAGGTAGTTGCCGTCGGCGTCCTTGAGCTTGCGGATCGATGCCTGGGTCTTGCGGTTCATCACCCAGTTGGCGTTCTGCCGGTAGCCCGCCTTCACGGTGTAGACAGTGTCGATCAGGATGTCTGAAGGGCTCGATGCCGGCAGCGCGCCCGATACGCCAGTCACCACATAACCGATGTCGCCCCATGCCCAGCTCGCCTCGGCCACCTTGTTGTAGTCGAGGAATCCCTTGGGCTTGTTGACCCCGTTGCCATTGATGAAGGCCGTGCCTTCCTGTTCGGCGAAGGCCGTCTCGACCTCCGAGGCGATCCACTGGTCGAGATCAACGACGCTGTCTTCGAGCAACGAGGCCGTCGCCGCCGGCATGGCGTACAGTTCCATGGTCGGAAACTGCAGTTCGGCCAACGTCGGCGTGGCCGTCTGAGGTCGCGCTGCCGTCTCCGCCACCCATCCCACCGCTGGCCCTGTGACAGCGAACGGCTTTTTCAGGACTGCGGCTGAAACCTGGCGTACGGAGGCGATCGAACGCATCGGCGACAATGTCGACAGACGGCGCCCGATTTCGGCTTCCGTCTCGTTTGGCACCAGGTAGCCGCCGTCCTGGCCGGAGCCATAAGACATCGCCTTGGTGTCGAGCGAGCGCAGCTGCCGATCGCCGCCGCTGCGTATATAGGCCTCGAATGCGTCCTTGTGTTCGCTCGGCATCGAACGACCGTCGCGTCCAAGTGCCGGCCGCAGCCGCTTCAGCGAAAGACCGTCGAGCGTCCTTTTTTGTTCGTCGAGCGCGCGCGAAATGCGGTCGACCTTGTCGGAGGTCACCACATCGGCGCCCAGCCTGCCTTCCAGCTGCGCCAGGCGTTCGTCGTTGCTGTCCTTGAACGCCTCGAAGGTGGTCATGAACTCGCCAAAGGCATCCTTCAGGTCGAGTGCATCGCCAGCCGCCCCTTTGATGTCGGGTGCGCGCGGCGCGTGGGTCTCATTCATACGCTGTTTCCTTTTTGTTTGATCATGCGCGTGGCCTGCCGAATGCGTTCGGCAAGGCCGCTCTCGGATCCCCATGCGGCGTCCCGCTTGCGCACGAGGCTGGCGAACCCCTCGGCGATGACCGCCCGGGCGTCGCTCCTGGTCAGCCCCGCATCCCGCGTCAGCCAACCTTCGAATTGTCTGGTTGTCGGCAGCATCCCCCGCCCCTTGACCGTGTCGATGCGCGCTTCGGGCAACATGGGAAAGGTCACGATGGAAATTTCCCAGAGATCAGCCTCCAGTATATGGCGCACACCGCTCGCCTGTTCCTTCCGTGCCTTCACGGCGCGAAAACCTATGGAGAGGCCGTCAAGCGCGCCGCCTCGCAAAAGGTTGTGCACGTCACGTGCGCGGGCAACGTCCTTGGCCAGCCTGCCACGAACGAACAAGCCACGGTTGTCTTCCTTCAACTCCGTCCACGTGCCGATCGGCTGATTGGGATCGTGCTGAAACAGCATCCGGATGCCCGCCGCCCCGCGCGTTCGCAGCGATTTGGCAAAGGCGCCCCGCTCGACCACATCCTTGCCGAGGTCAACACGCCCAAACAGGCTCGCATAGCCCGAGAAGGTGCCATCGACGGCGACTTCGTCGAGCACGAGATCGATGAACTTCCGTTCGCCATTCCTCGTCGTTGCCTCATGCATCATGAGCGCCACTCCTCTTGCGTCTTTGGTCTATCCAGCGGCCGAGGCGGTTGCCTTCGAAGGCACGCATGACAAGGCCAAGCGCCCACCACGCGCAGAGGCTTGCCGCAGCAGCCCCCATCATGGTCATCTCGGTTGGGCTGATCAGCTCTTCGATGCCGAGTTCGGCGGCTATCTTCAGACCAACCGTTCCACCGAATACCAGCCCGCAAACCACGCCCACCGAAAAGCGGACAGCGGCCTCGCGCCGCCCTTGCGGCAAGATGTAAGCGAGCGAGATCGCCGAGCCGGCAATCGCACCCGCGCCCTTGGCCAGCCAAAGCCAGCCGGGGTCGGACATGTACGTCATTGCTCTTCGGTCCTGTGTTTCGGATTGTTTAGCCACGCGGCGGGTAGCCGACGGCCTCGCGCTTTTCGTCTTCCGTCAGGAAGTTGGCCCCCTCGACCCTGGACCAAAGCGCGTCGCGCTCGCCGGCAAGGCCCTCGACCTGGTCGGCGTCGTACCAGAGCCGCAGGTCGGCTCCGAAGGCCGGCGAAAGCCAGGCCGAGAGTTCCTTTGCCGTCCGCGCCACCAGCGGCAGAACGGTAAGGCGGTAGAAGGCGCGGTTGGCCTCCTGATAGTTCGCGTAGGTGTTATCGCCAGGGATGCCGAGCAGCATCGGCGGTACGCCAAACGCAAGTGCGATGTCGCGGCTTGCCGAATGCTTGGCCTCGATGAAATCCATATCCTTGGGCGTCAGACCCATCGCTTTCCAGTCGAGCCCGCCTTCGAGCAACAGCGGTCGTCCGGCACGGGTCGCACCGGAATAGCCCTCTTCCAGTTCGGTCTTCAGCCTGTCGAACTGCTCGTCGCTCAGATTGCCGCCATCCTTGGGCGCATAAACCAAGGCTCCGGAAGGCCGCGCCGAGTTGTCGAGCAGCGCCTTGTTCCAGCGCCCGGCCGCATTGTGCGTGTCGAGCGCGATCAAAGCCGCTTCGAGCGGCGGAAAGCCGTAGTGATCGTCGAGCGGATGGAACAGCGTCAGATGCGCCGCACCGCCCTTTTCGCCGAGCCCAAGGTCAATACGCCGCCGCACCCCGCCCTCACGATGTTCGAGCGCTGTCGGCCAACCGCTGGCATCGGCTGCCACGGCAACCCGGTCGGGCCGCAGCAGGTGCAGCTCACGCGTCCCGCCACCCGCTTCGACCAACTCGACATAGGCGTTGCCCGAAAGCAGAAGGTGCCCGTACAGCGTTTCCATGAAGCTGCCGCCTGCCTGCCGTTCGTTTGGCCGCTCGAACAGCTGGAGCAAGGCGTGATCGTCCAGTTCGCTGGCGCCTTCATAGAGCAACCAGGGTATGGCCGACGCCGTCTCCGAGATCAGGCGCACCGAGCGATGCACGATCGGATTGCGCATGAAACCCTCGCGCGCAAGTCCGGCATAATCGCGCCGGGTCCAGCGCGCCTCGCCCTGGGCATGCAAGGCGACAAAGCCCGTCGGGCCGCCGCTCTTGCGTTCAGGTACGACGCTACCCTTCCCGGTCCACCAAGACCAAGGCCAGTTCAAAGCCATATCGTTTCCTGTTCAAAGAAAATCGCGGATTCGCGGTTCAGTCGACCAGTCCGGCATCAGTTCGCCGATTGCCCAGACAAGCGCGTCGACGCGATCGGGAGAGCGGCCATTCGACAGCCCATTCGGGCCGAAATCGCACATCTCGTCTTCGAGTGCGGTAAAGCGCCCGGCATGCAGAACCTTGCCCTGCGCATAGAGTGCGGCGATCGGCTCGGCGCGCAGCCATTTCGACCGCTGCGCCCGCACCGCCTTCACCGGCGCTGCCGGATCGATGGTACGGATGACTGCCGTCACCATATCGCCCCCCTGGTTGGTCTCGGCAACGATGCAGTCGGCTTCAAGGCGGTGAAACAGCCTCACCGCCGTTCCTGCCCAGTCCTGCGGTTTCGCTGCCTGGACCGTGGCATCGGCCAGGACCACCGCCCGGCCCCCGCAATCCAGCCCGACGGCAACGATTCCGCACGCATCGGAGGTTTTTCGAGAACTTGCCGGCGGATCGACCGCCACCACGATGCGGCGCAAGTCGTTCGTCTCTGCCACCAGGGCCGCTTCGAGAACATCGCGCGACCACAAGGCGTCGTCGCGATCCTCGATCAGTTCGCCGTCCAGTTCCTGTCGGCCCAGGACACTGCCGCCATAACGGCCGCGGACCGCCTTCAGAAAACCTGGCGCGAGGTTGGCGCTGTTTTCGTCCGACCTCATGCGAGTCACCATGACCTCCGGATCTGCCAGCAGCCGCTTCAATAGCGGTACCGGGCGTGGCGTCGTGGTGATGATCTGCCTCGGCTTGTCGCCAAGCCTGAGCCCGAACTGCAGCATGTCGAAACAGGCCTCCGCATGTTTCCACTTCGCCAGTTCGTCGCACCACGCCGCCTCAAACTGCGGCCCACGCAAACTGTCGGGGTCTTCGGAGGAAAAAATCTGTGCGACCGCGCCGCTATCCCAGACCAGCCTTTTGCGGCTTGGTTCAAAACGCGGCCTGTCGTGACGCGAAATCGTTGCGATCCCGGACGGGCCTTCGATCATGACCTCTCGAACGTCGGCAAGGGTTTCTCCGACCAAAGCTATCGGCGAATGCCCTCTGGTCGCAAAGGGTGAAAACCCACGCACCATGCTGTTTACCCATTCCGCTCCCAGCCGTGTCTTGCCTGCACCTCGTCCGCCGACCACCAACCATGTCGCCGGCTTCCGCCCGAGCGGGTATTGCCCTATGCGAGCGAAATGAAGCCACTCCTCATCGATCAGCCCCGCCAATCGGCTGGGAACGTTCGTCTGCGACCAGCACCCGTGCATAGTCTCGAGCAAGCTCGACGATGCGTCGGTCGATCCTTGCAAGCACGTCCGCCATTTCTGCATCTCTGTTCGTCTGGCTCACTTTTGCTGCGTCCGCTCCCCGCATCAGCTCGTTGATCTTTTCGACCGTCCTGATGATCGAGCCGACCATGTCCAACTGGGCCTTGTCGAGACCGCCTTCGTTTTCCAGCCGAAGCGTCTCGACCTGTCCGACCAGGGATTCGGCCAACCGTTCCAGCCGGTCACTGAAATCTGCTGTGGCAGGTCTCAT